AAAAGAGTTAAATCCAAATATAATAGAGATTGTGTGTTATGGCAAAAAAAGTAGCAACCAAATTAGAAAAAGAGAGAATGAATAAAATATCACAAATGGGTTGCTTTTGTTGTAGCCAACAAGCAGAGGTACATCACATCAGAAAGCATACAGGAATGGGTCTAAGACCACCACACAGCGACACAATCCCATTATGTGGCCACCACCATAGGACAGGCAAAGATTCAATACATTTAGGCAAAAATTTATTTATTGAAAAATATGGAACTGAACAATCAATACTACAACAAGTTAATAAACAACTTGAACAAATGGAAGATGCTTATAATTTATTTAACAATGGAGAGAAATAATGGCTACTAGAAAATCTGGGTATTTTATATGTTATCGTAACATTTGGCAACACCCTGTATTTAAAAACTTACTACAAGCGAGTTGTTGGATATATATGATAAGTTCAGCTTCACACCAAGATAAGACATTAAGATTTTTAGATAATCCTATTTTTGTTAAACGTGGGGAATTAATAATGCCTTTAAGAGTTACAGCTAAAAGATTTGGTATGTCATATTCTGAAATGAGAACTTATATACTACGTCTAGTGCGTAGGAAGATGATTACACATAGGACACACCAGCTACAGCCCACCTCTAACCACCCTAGCCGAAAAGTAACGATTATTAATGTTATAAACTATGACAAATTTCAGTATGTGGAATCGGAGCAACCACCTCACGACCACCTATCGCAACAAGCACTAAAAGTAAACAAGACTAATAAACAAATACTAAATACTATATCAAAAAAGTCTAGCAAGGAAGGTTATGAAAAAATAGGAGAAGAAGGACATTATGATATGTTAAGAAAAGGCTCAAAAAAATATTTAAAACATAAATGGAAAGATGAGCCTATAAAGGAATACTAAATGAAAGCAATACTGCGAATTTTTAAATATTGTAGAAAGAGGATAATTGCTTTAAGCATTGAAAATAGACAATTAAAACAACAAATTGAATTTTTACGAGCAATTATACAATCAGATCATAATATTAAACATTAATGATACCATTCCCTAAAAAGAAGTATAATATTATTTATGCAGACCCAGCTTGGTATTTTAAAACATATTCTAATAAAGGCGAAAAACGATCTGCTATACAGCATTATCATTGTATGTCTATTGATGATATTTGTAATTTACCTATTAACTCAATTTGTGATGATGATTGTATGTTATTTATTTGGGTTATTGATCCAATGCTACCAGAAGCTATTAAAGTTATTGAGTCTTGGGGATTCAAATATAAAACAGTAGCTTTCACTTGGGTTAAAAAAAACAAAAAATCAGATAACTATTTTACAGGAATGGGTTATTATACAAGATCAAATCCTGAAATGTGTTTATTAGCAACTAAAGGAAAACCAAAAAGAATATCTAAATCTGTTAGACAATTAATTATTAGTAAATTACAAGAACATAGTAAGAAACCAGATTGTGTCAGAAATAAGATTGTAGAATTATGTGGAGATTTACCTAGAATTGAATTGTTTGCTAGACAAAAAGTAGAGGGTTGGGATTCTTGGGGAAATGAGGTATAAATTGGGCAAATGAAAAGCGACATAAATAAGACAAAAGACACAATTAAAACAAAATCTATGGGCAGACCTAATAAAAAGGTAGATGAGAAAGTAATAGCAAATTTAAGTCAAATAGGTTGTACACAAGAAGAAATAGGTTCTGTTGTAGGAATATCTGCTAGAACATTACAAAGAAGATTCTCCGATTTAGTAGATGATAATAAAAACATTGGAAAAGCGAGTTTAAGAAAGCGAATGTGGGCTAGTGCTTTAAAAGGCAATCCAAATATGATGATCTGGTTATCTAAAAACTATCTTGGAATGAAGGATCGTACAGTTCAAGAAACTATTGTTGAACCTTTACCATTAATCATAGAAGCTAAAGCTGAAGAAATACAAGACTTGAATGGCAGCAAAAAAAGGTAATATATACGGAACTATTATTGTCTATGAAAAGAAACATAAAAGAACTTCTATTGGTGGTGGGAGAGTCAAAACTTCATCAATGAATAAATCAAAAAGAAAAAGCTATAAAAAATACAAAGGGCAAGGTCGTGGATAATATATTTATTATTATCTTTAGCTGTTTAGGGTTTTTTGTTCTTTTATCAATCTATATGTTAATGACTTTAAATTAAATTAAATCAACACTATAAGGAGATAATTATGGAAATAATACAAAAGATAGGGGAGAATATTAATCTCAAATTAAGATTAAAGAACGAGAAGCTAACAGAAGAACTAGAGCAAGTTAAGATTCAAAGGGATATAGCTTTAAGAAAATTAAACAAAATAGTAGAGATGATTAATGGACAAAAAAAGAAGTAATTTCTATCCTAGTGGAGAGTTTATTCCATATCAAATGCCACAAGATTTTAGATTTTCAAAAAACAAAGAAGCCTGTGGAAATTGCTCTATGTACTCGAATCGCAGAAGCTATTGTGGTGTTTGGAAATCACAAGGAGTCAAAGATACTTTCACTTGTAATAAGTGGAGAAAAAGATTCTTTCAAAGATAATGCAATTATTCAATGATGATTGTTTAAAGGTATTACCTACAATACCAGAAAATAGTGTTGATTTAATTATAACAAGTCCACCTTATAATATTGGCATGAATTATAATAATTACAAAGACAGTAGAAATGATTATGTAAATTGGCTTTCTAAAATATTTAATGAGTGTTGTAGAGTCTTAAAAGATAATGGTCATTTATTTATAAATATAGCATCAGGTAAAATTGATCCTTTTACTTCTTATAAAGTAGCAGAAAATATTAATTGGAAATTACAGAATAATATTATCTGGTGTAAAGCAATAGAGATTGATGGATATGTTAGAGGATATTCAACACCCACTCCTAGTAAAAGATATTTGCAAAATGGCTGGGAACATTTATTTCATTTTACAAAAGAAGGTAATACTGAAGTAGATTTAGAGTCTAGTGGAGTTCCATATAATACAGATTACAATAATGCAGAAAGAAATCTTAAAAGAAGTGGTAAGAATTGGCGACCAACAACTAATTGTTGGCATATAACTTATAAAAGTAAAGCTACAAAACAAATTACAAAAGAAATAGCTGGAGATAAAAAACACCCAGCTATATATCCTGAAAAATTAGTTGGAAAATGTATTAAAGTATCTGGTTTAAAAGATGGCACAATACTTGACCCATTTTTAGGAACAGGAACAACAGGATTAGTTGCCAAACAAATGAATTTAGATTTTATTGGAATTGAAATTGATAAAGATTATTTTAAGTTTGCTAAACAAAGAATAGAATCTACATTATTATAATGTGCAAAACACTTATTATATTAATCTTATTATTTGATGGAACTCTATTAAAAGAAAGTTATGTTTTAGCAAGACAAATGGAAGTTCACGAATGTTTATTATTTGCTGATGACCATAGAGAAGCCATATCAACTTATAAAGAGTTTGATAATGTTATGCAAAATGGTTGGTATCTTAATGATGGTACAGGAACTTATCAAGGAAGTATGTGTATTCAAGACCCTAATCAATTATAATTCGTAATTAATAAACTTTTATGATAAGTAAAATATTATGGATTTAAAAGATAAAATCGTAGGTTTAGCTTTAGTAGCTCTAATCACGTTAGTCGGTTGGAATTTAAAAGAAACTTGGACTATGAAAGAAGAAGTTTTTAAACTTCAACAAGGACAAATATTTCTATCTGAACAGCTTAAAAAGAACACTAATATTATTAAGAGAAATATTAAGAAACTTACTAAGAAAAATAAGAAAAAGAAGAAAAAGGTGGAGAATGAATAATGAAATATTTAATTGTGCTTTTAATCTCCCTATCTTTAGCTGGTTGTAAGGCTAATATTCTTAATACTGCTGTCTGTCCTGATAAGACAAGTATAGAAATTGGAGTAACTGAAACAGATTCTAAAAACGATAAGTTACAAGAAAAGAAATCTATAACTCAAACTTGGAAATGGGGAAAGAAGAAGTGTAATGAAAGTTAATTCAAATACATCTGTGGATATGCCACTTAAAAACTTAATAGGAATAGTCTGTTCCGTAGCTGTTGGAGTGTGGGCATACTTTGGAGTAATAGAAAGAATTAATAAATTAGAAACAGATAATACTTTAATTCAAAAAGATTTAGAAAGTGCTGTAGAATTTTCTATCAAATGGCCTCGTGGAGAATTAGGATCGCTTCCAGCCGACTCTGAACAATTTTTATTAATTGAAAGTTTATTAGGAGATGTTGAATACATACAATTAGAAATTAAAGAATCAAGACATAACGCAGTAAATATTTTAAGACTACAAAAAGATGTAGATAAAATTTTAGGAGTAATAGAAGTTCTTAAAGACAAAGTAAGAAGTAATGGTACTAATGACTGAAGTAGTCATAGCCTTATTAATGCTAGTTAATAATGAAATTAAAGAACATAGAATACAACCCTCAATGAGTGACTGTCTTAAAGGAAAAAGAATTGCAAGTAGAGTTTATAATGCCAATGTGCAATATCAATGTATAAAATCAAAAGCAGAAACAGAGATTTATATGGGCGAGAAATCAATTAAAAAACTTATATTAGAATGAGTAGATGTAAAAATTGTAATTGTATCTGTCATTGTTCTTTAAAAGAACATTCAGATATGTATGGAGTTTGTTATTGTAAGGCTTGTAGTTGTAATAGTGAAACAGAATCAAAATCTCAATATGTAGTTGATGACACTAACGAATGTGAGAGTTGCCAATAATGGACTTCAAAGATAAAATAATTAGGGATAAATATGGCGATTACACAAAATAAAGAATCTATGAATCAATCTTTAACTAATAAATTTGAAAGACTTCATAAAGAAGAAAAAAAGAAAAGGCAAGAAGCTGAAGGAGAATTAACTATCATAAAAGGTATAGGAAATAACTCTCCTGAAATGAAAGCATTACAAAGTCGTGTTAAAGTGTTAGACAATTCATTATCTATTGCTCTTGATATTAATGATAAACATCAAAGAGAATTAAAAGAAGTTAAAGAAGATAATAAGAAATTAGCATATCAAATTACTGATTTAAAAAAGGAAGCAAAGGATATGTTATTATATCCATAATTTTATGACATTGAGCATTACTATGATTGATTGGTTTATTAATAATATTGGAAAAATATCTAGAAGTATATTTCATTGGACTTGGAAAGTTCAAACACACAGAAAATACTATAAGAACAAAAAAGATGAGAAATGAATTTCTTATTAAGTATGTTTATATGTGCCGCTACAACACAAGGAATACAATGCTTACCATCTATTAAATTTGATATTTTATATAAAGATGGATATGACTGTATGGTTGATGGCTATATCAAATCACATGAGAAATTTATTGAAATTGGGAGAGAAGAAATTAACAAACATAAGATATTTATAAAGTTTGGTTGCTATGAAGATCAGTCTAACAAAACCTCAGCATCAAGTAAGCCTATCAAATAAAAGATTTAGAATATTAATATCAGGAAGAAGATTTGGTAAGACTTATCTCTGTATAACCGAGATGATGAAGTTTGCTTCTCAACCTAATCAGAAAATATGGTATATAGCACCTACATTTAAGATGGCCAAAGAGATAGCATGGGCAAGTCTTAAAGAAATGCTTAATCAGTTTAATTGGATAGAAGATATTAACGAAACTACTATGACTATTAGATTAAGAAAATCCAATAGTACAATCTCATTAAAAGGTGCTGATAATTATGATAGTTTAAGAGGTAGTGGATTAAACTTTCTTATATTAGATGAATTTGCAGATATAGATAAAAGGGCTTGGTTTGAAGTATTAAGGGCTTCTGTTTCTGATACATTAGGAAAAGTTTTAATGTGTGGAACTCCTAAAGGCTATGGTAATTGGTCTTATGAAATGTATCTTAAAGGAAAGCAAGATAAGGAATGGGATAGTTTCCAATTTACAACTGTTCAAGGTGGAATGGTTACACCAGAGGAAATAGAACAAGCTAAACAAGACATTGATATAAGAACTTTTAGACAAGAGTTTGAAGGTACATTTGAGAACTATGCTGGTTCTGTTTATTATAATTTCCACCCAGTTGAGAATGTTATTAAAAAACAAATTGATTGGAAAAAACCTTTACATATAGGAATGGACTTTAATGTTGACCCAATGTCAGCTTGTGTTGCACAAATAGAAAAAGATAAAATTTATTTTTTAGATGAAATAGTTATTTATTCAAGTAATACTGATGAAATGGTGCAAGAAATACGAGATAGATATGGAACTAAAATACCTATATTTATTTATCCTGACCCAGCTTCTAAACAAAGAAAAACATCAGCTGGTGGAAGAACTGACTTATCTATTCTACAAAATGCTGGTTTCAAAGTTAAAGTTAAAAATAAACACCCAGCAATTAGAGATCGTGTCAATGCTGTGAATAGCAAACTCAAAGACTCTAATGGAGTAAGACATATTTTTGTTTCACATTTGTGTAAAATTATTGTAAAAGGTTTAACAAGACAAATTTATAAGGAGAATACAAATATCCCTGATAAGGAAGATGGGTTTGATCACATGAATGACGCATTAGGCTACATGATTGATTATATAAGACCATTGACTACACAGGCTATTTATTCTGCTCCTACAAGATGGACAATGAAATAATATGGCATACACAAGAGATTTAATAGCAGATACTCACAAAGACTATAAAGAAACAGTTTCAAATTGGGAATATTTTATTAGATCATATAATGGTGGTTATGATTACAAGTTAGGAAAATA